TTGTTATTGTTGTAATCCACCTGGAATTTAAATGCATTCTCTCGAATTTGCGGATTTTCTAATATTTCAGGTTGATTTGTGTGCAGATAAGCCATTATTGGCACAATCAAGGTGGCAATATCGCCTGCATAATCAGTCACCACGACATTGAGTGTGTAACGATATTCAAAACTAAATGATGCGGCACCCGTTGAGACGATTTGCCCACCGTCCACATAAAGTTGTAGATGGTCGGGATTTTTTACAAAATCGGGGTGACTTTGTTCAAGGATTTTGCGCAGTTGGTTGGGTTTTTTCATTTGCGAAAATTCCGTTGTTGCATTTCAAATCTTTGTTGGCAAGTCACGCAACGTGTTACGCCTTGAATCATTTGTCTGCGCTTTTCGGGGATAGGGGCATCGCAATCTTCACAATAAAGGCGACTTACTGCTTTAAAAGTGCGATGTTTTTTCAGGGCGATTTCACGTTGCATTTCTTCAAGCTGTTGTGCTCGGTCGAATTGATCTGTCATGGCTGTTCCTTTTTATTAAATTCATCCATGCATTTTTTTAAACTCGAGTTTTCAATGATGCATAAATCAAGGTGGTGCTGTGTCTGTAAATAGGCTTCGGCTAATTCACCATTGGTGCGAATTTGTGGCGAATAGGCACTGCACTCTGTGGTTTGCGGACAAAGAATCGGTGATTTAATAACTTCCTGCTGAGTTGAGCACGCGTTTAACATCATCAGGCAAAGGGCGGTCAGCCCAATCTTGGTTTGATTTAAGTACATTTTTTAAATCCTGTGTTTGTTGATTTTGGTTTGCTTTGAGGTTGTTTACGGCTTGTATGAGCTGTGCTTGCTGTTCGGCAAAATTTTGAACGCTATGATTTAACTCAATGTAAGAGTTTTGCCATTTTAGTTTTAGCTGTTCTTCTTTGAGCATTTCTTTTCGCCAGTAATTCGCCTCAAATCCCAGGAAAATAATGAGGAGTACAAGCACTATTGGCCCGATAAGTAAAATGCCTCGTTCTTTTGCGGTTAAGAAATTAAACATAGGTTTTTCTCCTTTTGACGGCGTTCAATTAATCCTTTTAGCGGTTTTCCTGCTGCATAAATCCAACGCTCAAACTGACTGCACATAGCTTTGCTGTAGCCTTGGCGTGCCATTTTAAAAAGTGAGCTATTTTTTAATTTGCCACATCCTACGTTAAAGGTGATGGAAACTAAGGCATCAAATGCACCTTGCGGCATGGTTTGCCCGTTGGCATATTGATTAACGCATTTTTCTGATTGTTTAATACCTTTTACGTATAATTCGGCAATTTCTTGCAAGGTGTAAATTTTATTGCGGTCGATTTTTTCAACGGCATTGGTTATGCCTATGCCGACTGTTAAAACATCGGCAGGGCATTGATAGGGCTTTTTCATGCAACCTTCTGCATTGCCAATCAGTAACAAGCCTTTTTCGGAGGTTCGAATTTCATTCCCATGAGTGGCAATCGCCAGTCCAACAACGGCGGATATGGCACAGATGTATTTGGCATAACGTTTAATCATGATGATGGATCCTTTGTTCGAGTTCTTTTTCTTTTAATTCAAAATCTTTTTTCTTGTAATACCAATTTACAAGGAATGTTGCGACGCCGATCACAATACCTGTTGCTGATGCGACGTCAGCCCAATTTACATTTGAAAACATATCCGCAATGCGTCCGATGAAGAAGGCAAATAATCCTGATATGTAAGATGCTCTTGATGGTGTGTCGTGCATATCAGCTCCAAAGTTGAATTGTGTCATTTGCTACACTGATTTTTTCTGTATCGGCATCTGGCAATATGACTGGGATACCAATGGGAATAATGGGTTTATCCATTAAATGCGGATTGAGTTCGCATGTTATTTCGAGCAAGCCTTCACTTCGTCCAAAATGGCGATAAAGGATGGCATCTAAATTGTCATTTTGTTGTGCGTAAACTTGCATTAGATTAACTCCGCATCGACGCGTTTTCGGCCCAATATATCGCTAATCGCAAAGCGAGCATCACGGCGTAATTCATCAATGCTGTCTTTGAGTTGTGCCATTTTCTTTTCGCCATCGTTAGTGCTGTCGTAGCTTGCATAGCGTTCATAAAGGTTTGCCAGAGCTAAGCAACTTACCGCACGTTTATAGCGATAAATCAACACGCTTTCGCCGTTGACTGATGGTGCGGGGATTTGTTCAAGGAAGTGATGTTCGCTTTGTGCTTTGAATGTAGATAATTCATCATTTACACTGGCGATGGCTTCAATCAATGCATCTTGCAAGCGTTGTTCGGTGACTGTGCCGTCTGCACGATATTGATTGCGAAAAGCGGAAAGAGAAATATCAGGGAAAAAATCATCATTTCGAATAATATCTTCGCCTGTTCCGTAATCTTCCAGTTGTTTTTGCACTGCATCCATCTCATAGTCAGGTGCAAGTTTTACTGATAGAGATCCGTCGCTCATGTTTTCCCTTATAAAAAAAGTCGGGTGAGGATTAAATCAAGCACGGCCAAAAATCCGTCAGAATTTGACCGCACTTTTAATCCGCCCGACGGGTGCGTGGTTTGCTCGTTATCAAATCCGATTATTCATCGGCTTTGCTTAATTTTTTACGTAATTTTTTAATGTCTCCTTTCACGCCAATTTTCTGATCTAAACCCAAAGCACGTGCTAAATATGCCAGTGCTTGTTCAGGGTGCTTATCAACCAATAACAAACCCAATTCACGCAATAATCGCGCACGGCTTTCATCTGGCATGTCACATTCAGCCGTGATGCGTTGTACTTGCTCTAAGTAAGCCACTTCAAATGGCTGATTGGCGGCTTGTGCGGTTTTTGCTTGGTCTGCAAATTCTTCCGCCAATAATGTGCCAAGTGTTCGGGTAAATGGCTCGGGCAAGCGTAAATCATGAAATACGGCATAATCGGCAATCTGTAAGGCGAGATGATATTCGCCACAGTCAATCGCCCACACGCACCATGTCATCAAGACATTATCTTGTTTACCACTTCCGACAGATAACGCCCCTTCAATCCATGGTAGATAGTCAGGCAAAATTTGCTTTTTAAATGCGCCTTTGCGTTCCGTTGATTGGATGTTTTTCAAATCCTTTCGATGTCTCGCAAGAATACGGCACATTTTTTCATATTCCGTAAAGTCGCTTAGATCTTCGGTTTCTGCCGCATTAGCAATAGCGGCAGAAACTTCCAGAAAATGGCGTTTGGTTGGGCGCATTATTGATTCCGTTATGCTGCCACAGACGAAATAGGCTCAGGAGCCTCAAGAATCGTAATATTTTTCGCCATAGCTACTGCCTCGTAGTTTTCCACAACATAGGCTTCGTTTGACGATAAATAATCTTCCACACGATTGCGTTCTGGCACATCTTTTAAGTGACGGCGCACTTTGCCTTCCTGCACGTAGATAGATAAGTTATCAAGTGAGGTAATTAACACTGTGCCTTTCGGGAAGAATGGAACAGATACGGCTTGTAACCCGCCCACACGTTTTTGACTAATGACGGTATCACCCGCCAAAATTTCGCTTGGTTTTTCTTGGTTAATTAATGGGAAATATTTATCAGCTAATAAGTCGCTACCCATAATTGCAACCAATTTTGTGTCGTCACGGTATTGTGCTGGAATGAAATCTTCTTTTAATGCAAAGACAAGGGCATCAAGGTTTTTATAGGTTTTACCTGCACCGATTTCGATTTTGCCACTGCTTTTTTCAATTTCTTTTAAGACACGAGCTTTGGCTTTATCTTCGATTTGGACTAACCAACCCTTATTCACATCTTGCAATAATGGATGTTCAGTGCGGTTTGTGGTTGCTGCTGCGCTTGTGCCATTCCAACCGATCATGATACGGTCTAATGCAATGCGTTCGGCTTTGAGTTTGCCCACACGTGCGGCGAAATCAGGGAATTTCGCCCAACTGTCTAAGGTTGCATAATTTAAATGCGTGTCAAAGTTGGTTTGTTCGCAAGAATAGGTGTTTTCTTGCAAGCTGTGAATGTCAGTGGTTTCACGTGCTTTTGTGTTTGTGTCGGTGCGACTTGCCACTGGTGAAAGCACGCCTAAACGTAATGCGGAACCTTTCATTTCTTGCACCATGACGACATTGATGCGTTTCAAGAAATCGGAGCTTTCAAGCACAGCATTTTCTAATTTTTGTTGGATAGTTGGCTCAACGGTAAACTGACCGCCATTCGCAACGAATGCCGCATCTTCACCGTTATCTTGTGCAACACCAGCTACATAAGCATTAAATTTTTGTTTGGTAAATTTATTCATTTGGTTTTTTCCTACGATAAATTAAAAGAAGCGGCCGTCAGTTTCAGGTTGTTCACCGTAAACTAAAGGGCGAGGATTTTCGGGTTCAACAGGCTTTTTGAGTTCTGCGAACGTTGCTTGGATTTCTGCATTGCCTGCTTTCATTTCTTCGATTTCAGTTTTTTGTTTGGCTAAATCGGCAGAAAGTGCGGTCAATTTTTCCAATGTTTCTTTGGTTTGTTCCGCTAAAAGCTCAATGGCTTGCGTTTGGTCGGCAAAGCGTTCATCGTCGGTTTTTTCTTTGTCGGCAAATAATGCGCGGATTTTGGCAAAGACAGACAGCCCTTTTTCTTTCACTTCTTCAAACTCTAATTCGGTTTCAATTGCGGCAGTGAAAAGGTTTTCGGCTTTTTCTTTGCGGTTGTTGAGAGGATTTGCGCTTGCACCGGCAGAAAATACCAACATTTCTGTGCCAAGACTTGCAGGATTGTCCGTTACAGCCAAACCGACTAAATAGGCTTCACCTGTGTCGGCAAAATTCGGATCGCACTCAATAGAGGTGTAGATTTTTTGACGGTCTTTATTGAGTTTGATTAAATCGTCCGTTGGGTCGATTTGAGCCAGTAACTGCAATTTACCTTCAGCATTTTCTTCCGTTTTTAAACCAACCACATCACCATAGCATTTTGAGTGCGGATCATCGTTCCACATATAACGCCATTTAATGTGTTCAAGATTAACGCGTGCACCGTATTTTTTAGGGTCATAATTTGCCGCCATTTGTTCAATCCAAGTGCGATTGATTGTGCGACCGTCTGTAGTTGCCCCTTCCGTTGCGACTACAAACCATTTTGAAGTTTTTGCCATTGCTTATCCTTTGTTTGGTTTGATTCAAAGATTGCCATTATTCTGAAAGGTTTAATTTTGGTGGTCTATGAGTTGCTTTTGTTGTATGCCGATTCACAGAGCAAGCGGAAAGACTAACATTCGCCCCCTTTCTATTATGCGGTTGTAAATAGAAAGGATTAGGAATGGACGAACAAGTTATTAATCAACCTTCCCCCGAATTGACGGCGGAAATCAAACGTAAAGCACAGCAGATGTATTTCAGTGGTTATAAAATCGCTGAAATATCTCGTCAGCTTGATATTCCTGCATCAACGATTGCCAGTTGGAAAGACAGAGAAAAGTGGGACGATATTGCGCCTGTCGGTCGGGTGGAATTAGCACTTGAGACAAGATTAAATTTGCTGATTGCGAAAGAAGAAAAGAGCGGTTCAGATTATAAAGAAATTGATTTGCTCGGGCGACAAATGGAACGCATGGCGAGAGTAAAAAAATATTCTTTCGGCGATGGCAATGAAGTGGATTTAAATCCGAAACTGGCGAACCGCAACAAGGGCGACCGCAAGAAAGCTGAACCGAATGCCATTGATCAGGAACAAGAAGAATTGCTGATTAATGGCTTTCTTGATGGGATGTTTAATTATCAGCGTGTTTGGTATAAAGCGAAAGAAAACCGCATTAGAAATATTTTAAAAAGCCGACAAATCGGGGCGACTTACTATTTCGCCCATGAAGCTTTTATTGATGCGCTGACGACGGGCCATAACCAAATTTTTATTTCAGCTAGTAAAAAGCAGGCGTTGCAGTTCCGTTCTTACATTGTGGAATATGCGAAAAAAACCGCAGATGTGATATTAAAAGGAGAAACTATTAAGCTGCCAAATAGCGCGGAGTTATACTTTTTGGGAA